ATGATCTCAGATTTATTCCCGGAAGAAGCCCCGGTACCAGATCCACCCTTTCTGGAAAATGACAACTGGTTGTCTTCAGTACCTGCCAGGCGAATGAATCCATTATTATCCTCACATAGTACATACCAGAAACCATGCTCCAGTTGAGTCATGACCTTCTGATTAGTAGGGCTTTCCTTTGGTACAATGGCTGCAATCTCCACTTTGTAAGCACTTCCAGATGTTTCCCTTGATTGAATTTCTGACAAAGAAGAAGTTTCTTCCGTAAAATAGATATCAATTATCTTTTCACGATTGATAACTTCCAGATAATTTTTGCCATTTGTATGGTCTGTCCGGATCCTTTTAAAACATTCCATTGGTATAGCAAACATCCGAGAAAGACCACCCATGTTGGAATTAAAATCAAAACTTAGTTTTTTCATAACTTGTTGATATTACGTGATATTGTTCCATTTATTGACAATCTATCCAAACATATTTTATCAATTGTTTCAGAAATATTTAACAGACATTCATTCTTCTCAACCGTAAGGTTCCGGATGCAATCACGATAGATGGATTCAGCTGGCCAAGTCTTATCATCAAAGCCATATTTTTTCATGAAAATATCAATGGCATCGGTCATATTCATTCCCATAGATACCCTGGTACCAACCATGGTATAAAGAAATATTTTGGCGCGTCCTTCCAGTGTCCGGTTAAATGAAACAATATTGGTATGAGTCAACTCCCAGCCATTCCGGTAGAAGTCATCTGAAAAAATACGGATCTGAATCGATTCGGTATACTTTTTAAAATCCTTATACCTGGAATCATACCTGGTGGACTTCTTTTCCAGTTTACCGCGAAGGTCATCGTACAGAATACGGTCCGATATTTCTGCCGGAGATCCGTAGTTCAGTTCTACAAATCTTTTTACGTATGGTTTACATGGTAGTGTAACAGTGTATTTCTGGCTCATAAAAATAGGTTTTTGTACGTAAGTTACGGTTTAATAATCTATATACCAAATGTTTAACCATTTTTTTATACTAAAAATCAACATTTTATTAAAAACTGTAAGCAAAATTGCAAAATTCAGAATATAAGCAAAAGACGTTTTTTGTAATATTTACTATAAACAGTTATTCGTTTTTTTTTCTCAAAATGTTTGACGGAATTTCCGTTTTTCATTGACGGTTTGACGGCCTTTATTTATGTTTCAGTATATCAATAAGATATGCTCCGTCAAAGGTTATTTTTATATTTGACGGTCATTTTTTAATATAATATTATATATATCTGTATATCAATGCTTTATAAACCGTCAAAACAAATATTAATATTATTTGTAAAAAACACCGTTTGTCAAGCCGTACACTTTTTGACGGCTCTTTGACGGTTTCTTTGACGGAGCTTAATTACTTGATTTTCTTTTATTTATACTTTTTTCCGTCAAACAGTCAAAAGAAATATATAAAAGTTTATGTTTAATTTTAAACTGTTGAAATTTCCCCGATTTCTCCCCTATCAATTTATAAGACAGTCAAGCGAAGCGCATTTGATTTTGTTTTTTGGGGGTGTGGGGAAAACAACATTATAATATTTTTATGTTGAATAGAAAGAGAGTAAATGACGAAGATCCTCTGACCTGCGATAAAAGCTGAATGACCTAGCGGTTACAAACAATAGAGCCACCTATCGGGATGATGGTGGCTCTATTATTCAAATTAGTTATTGTTTATTTTATGCTGCTATTTCTTTACTGATCAATCCTTGCGCTGTTGCTTCCACTAGGGCGGTTGCCATGTGAACCTCAACAGCATTTCCTATAAACTTTTTTTGGTCGGCTTGTGAACCGATTAAAATGTATTCTTCTCCAAAACCCATAATTTTTTTAAGCTCAGGAATACGGAGCATTCTCATTTTAATATCCATGATTCCGTACAAAGCCATAAATTCCTTGATCTTTACCATTATCTCAGAATCCGACTCGTAAACCTCATAGATCACGTTATTGTCTTGAATAGCGATAAAGGAAGGTTTTGATTTTGAATCAGTGGAGATCAGGTAAGGAGGCATTTTATCCATTCGGGCAATAAGGGTAAAACAAGGCTTATCCACTGAACCTCCTTGTGACTTGAATTGAGGATTCATCAAATAGTGTTGTTTGTGATTTGCTGTTATTGTTTGGGAGGGTTGATCAATTGAACTGCCAATGTTTGAAAAATTGGTGTTCATGATCCAACAATTAACCAGCGAATATTTCGGGTTTGTGGTTATTGCTCCAAGTGGTTTATTTATGCTTGCAGGTTTACTTTGTCCAAACTGCTGATCGATAAATTTTGATTGCACTAAAGCGATCCTATCTTTTGTTGTGACCGTTGGAGATGGTTTTTCAATAGATGAAACATTATCTCCATTCCCATAGTAAGAAGAAAGAAAATTTGATGTTATAATCGAATGACAATCCTTTGTTCTTACGGTCGCACAAGGATTATTGATGCTGTGAACATGGGTTTTGGGTTCACCTGAATAATACTGAGCTAAGAACGCCTTCTGCCCACCTGCAACAAACTTGATAAGTCCGGCATAAACACGCTCCATTGTTGCGTCAACCAGATTCTTTTTTCTGTCAAAAATACTTTCGCCTTCATCGCTGAAATCTAATACCTCTTTGACAGCCCTCCAAGGTTTCAGAGTTTCACCAAATAAACTACTGTGAGGCTTTTCTGCATGTGTTTGTTCCGGCCAGAATATTTCCTCACCTAATCGTGAGAACTGTCCAAAAAACCGCTTACGTGATGTTAAGGCGCCAAAATCAGCAGCGTTAAGAATGCGATGTTGGAAATGATAGCCAAAAGACTGTACTTTTCCTGTCCACCTTAGATATTCAATACCTGCCAATCTACTTATTGGTTTGCCGTTTTCGTCCAGATCTCCCCATGACATGAATTCCTCCACATTTTCAATCTGAATAATATCTGGATTTAAAGAAGCGATGTAGGGAAAAAGATGATCCGCAAGTGTTCTTGAATCTGCATCCCTAGATTGTCCTCCTTTTGCCTTTGAAAAATTGGTGCACTCTAAGGAGGCCCATAAAACAACCTTTGCGTCCGGGTATAGAGTTTTCAGAAAATTGACATGAGAAGTTAAATAGCTGAATCTCTTCGTATCGTAAAGCTTTGTGATATCCTCCGTGAAATGAAGTGTATTTTTGTGATTTGATTTGTGGCTTCTGATGGCATTTACATCATGATTGATACAAGCGGCAACGATTGCACATTGTTCGCCGTTAATTCTTGCACGATGCACCCCGGTTGATGTCCCACCGGCACCACAAAAAAGGTCAATATAAATAAGTTGAATCATTGGTCTTTTTTTTTATGTAAATTGAAATGATTTACCTGATCCGCTACCAAAGCTTTTAATCTTGATCGTTGTCAGGAATGGAAAATCTTCTTTGTCTACTTTTTCAATATCTTCTTTTATGTAGGATGAATTGGTAAAGAATTTGCGTTCTACACCTTCCTGTCTGAATTTAATAATGTACCGGCCATCTCCATGTTTAGTCTTTACATTCGCTTCAAAAGCAATAACCTCGATCTCACAGTTTACAACCTCCTGAATGGATACTACAGGCACGTTAAAGATTGTTTGTTTGTCATTATGTGGAATTTCTAAATCAGAGAACCGTTTCATGTAAGATTGTTTTAAGTAAGTTTTTTGAGTTGCAATGTTTGGCCCATCCAAGCCAGGGACTTATTTTCATTTTATATTCAGCCGGATCTAGTTGTTTGTTTTTTAATCTGGCCACCTTTCGGCAAAACCGTTTCTTTATTGTTTTTCGCATCAGAGTATAATCATGCCTGAAGACATACCCAACAAAATCAATTCCACGAGCATCTACCGGAAAGATCTGGTAGTTCTGCTTCAGCTGAAGGTTTAGCCTGGTATCCATGTATTCAATAATTTCAACAAGTAATTTATGAAGTATAGATTTGTCAGGGCTTAAAATCACGATGTCATCAGCATACCGGTAGTAGTATTTAACCTGCTTTTCTTCTTTAATCCAGTGATCAAAATAGGATAGATAAAGATTTGCAAAGAACTGTGAGAGGTAGTTACCTATTGGAACACCAGGAGCGGAATCTATAATTTCATCTAGGAGCTGCAGTACTTTTTGGTCCTTCAGTTTTTTCCGAATGGTGACCTTTAGGATATCATGGTCAATATTCGGGTAAAATTTCCGGATGTCCATTTTAAGACAATATTTAGTCCCTTCCTTGTCGTTTAAATCACGTTGAATATGTCTTAAAACGCCATGAATGCCCCTGCCTTTTATGCAGGAATAGGAATGCGAAATAAATACTGACACCCAGATGTTTTCAAGGATATTCATTACTGCATGATGAACAACCCTGTCCCGAAATGGAAGACGGTATATGATCCGTTCTTTAGGCTCGTAAATGGTGAAAATGCTGTATTCGGATGTTCTGAATGTACAGGTGGTAAGTTCATGATGAATCTTAAGAAGATTCTTGTCCAGGTCTTTTTGGAAAAGACGAACACCGTAGGTATCACCTTTTCCCTGCTTGGCCTTGTTGTAGGCCAATAGCAGGTTGTCAGGTGTACATATTTGATCGTAAAGGTTATTTATTCGTTTCATTGCTTTGCTTTCTAATTAGAGCCTTCAGTTTCCTTACCAGCACCGTTTGAATAAGTTGTTTTTTGCCAAGTGGCAAGGTCTTTGTCTTTGAAATATTTAAAACATAGGTGAGAGGTGTTACTCGCGTTCGCATTCGAATAGTTGTAATTCGTATCATTGAAAACGAAGCCTGCGCAAGACAGCCCTCAAAAACAAACAACCTATCTTTTTATTTCGTGATTATATCCGTCCAAATTGAAAGAAATTGTTCGCCGGCATATTTGGCAATTTCCCGCGTTTTAAAGCAAAGGCGAGAGGCGTTACCCGCGTGCGCAGTCGAAAAGTAGTAATACGTACCATCGAAAACGAAGCCCGCGCAAGACAGCCAGAACCAAGGATAGTATTTAGGTTGACTACTATCGTTGTAGTCTGCTTTCCAGTCTCCATTCAACGCTTCAGAAATTATAGCCATTTTGTACAGCGCAATAAAGTAATCTCGCAAGTCTTCCGGAACATTTGAAAAATCGGGTACATTCGGACGGCCAGTTGCTTTTTGAGCATCTTCAAAAGATTTAATCATCTCAGTTACTGTTTTTTCTTCTTTTTTCATTTGGATTTGAGTTGTGCTTTTCAGCTTGTTTATAGAATAAATGATTTGTAAAGTTCAGTGAATTGCTTACCGGCATAAGTAGCCAGTTCATCGTTTGGAAAGCAAAGGCGAGAGGCGCTACCCGCGCGCGCATCCGAAAAGATGTAACCCGCATCACCGAAAACGAAGCCCGCGCAAGACAGCCTAAAAAATGGATACCATTTTTGCTGATCACTATTAGACCAATCTGCCTTCCAGTATCCAACCAAAGCCTTGGTAACCGTTTTTATTTTTCGGTAATCAATTTCATCCTGAGTAAACCCTGCAGCTTTCATTTGCTTTTCATCAACAGGAGTTTCTCCGGTATCAGCGCAGGCATCTTCATAGGTTTTAATACGGTCAGTGATTTTACCACTGAAAAATTCAGCGCCGAATGTTGAAATTAAAATAGCTTTCATTTCAGCTGAAGCAACTGGAAATAACTTCCTGGCTTCTTTGTCTTCAATTTGTAATGTTTTCATAAGATTTTAATTGGTTTTAATATTTAATAGATCCTTCAAATTATCATTTTCAATAACCAGACATTCATTCTGTTCTTTAATCTTGTAATTTTCTTTTTCTACCCTCCTATTTTTCGTGTTAGCTCCTAAATACATGATCAAAAGCATCAGGCTAAAAACAAACAGCGTTATAATTATGAGTTCCATATTTAATTGTCTTGAAGATTATAACTAATGATTGTTGCGGAAACCGCATTTTGAACGATAGCCTGTATAAATGTTCTCATTTGCATATTTTCCATAGACTTACGACTTAAAATCAGTGAGTACTCACGAAGTATAGCAGCTGGAGAATCAATATGAAATCTTTTAAGGCGTTCCCATGGTTTATGTTTATATATCTTTCCAGGCGGAGGTGGTGGAGGATTGAAAGCCTTATTCATGGATTCAGAAAGAAATCTTTCAAATCTTTCATCCTCCAGAACTTCTAAAATTGTTTTAAACTTTTTAGGGCTATTCACCCTGGGCTCTACTTCCATTACATTTTGATCTTTCGTTTCCATAATTAATATTTGATTTATGTGAATAATAATTTACTAGATAATTCAAGGATTCAACCTTTCGTTTTAACATCGCGTTTTCAGCCATTACGGAAGACACTTTGTGGAAGCGTTCATCAGCTTCCTTCTGTGTCATTGTGCAGAATTGACCATTACTTTTCCGGATACGTCTCTGTATTTTTGGAGTATCAAATAAAACCAATTGTTTTTCCATGACTGATATTTTTAAGATGATAGAGGCATTTCTTTTATCATAATAACCGGAGCAGGTAACGGGCAAAATATCTCTGTAAAATCATCCGTAAACAGCACATCCGTTCCTTCAGTGATCAACATGCAAACAATCTTAATAAAGACCGGTTGTGAATTGATTGGGACCTTTTCAATTTTATATCTATCTCCAGGATGAAGACCATAAATGATCTCACAAACACGATTGGTATAAACATCAAACTTCTCTGGATTCTTAGCTCTCATGGCTAATATATCGCTGATAAAATTCAACTTATGAACAGATAGATCCATGACTTTAGGTTTTAAAAAGGATTACCATCCTTATTTTGAACAGCATCAAAATCAAGGCTATCATCCTCTTTTTTGTTTGTCCGGATGTGGTAGTAATAAATATCAATACCCCCTTCAGACTTACGGATCTCCCTGCGCTGTTTTTCTGTCTCTGTCTTTAAAACTTCATCCGGGCAGAATTCATAACCTTTAAATTGACAGTATAGTACCAACTTCTCACGGAGCGTTTTCATTCGAACTGACTTCTGAACGTTATCAGATAGTGTTGTCTTCCATGCTTCAAACAAATCAATCTTTCCGATATCAGTATTTAATTTATCATCAGTCAAATAATCATCAGCCCACCAAATGAATTCATCAGTGATTTTCCTTTGAATTGTACGCCTTTCAATGCTTTCCATTGGAGGATTGATCCGGACACGAAACTTCATATAAGTCTGCAGGCAGTAAGCCATGAAATTGTAAAACTTATTCATGTCTTCAGGAGAAAGATCACCAGGAATGTTTTTGCCAAATTCAGTACGTGGAGATCGTTCACTTATCCCATGTTGCAAGTCCTCAGCATGATAATAATCAGAGAATCCAAGAAACCATGAACGCCTACGCAAAGAAGCGTCAAAGTTGTCAATTGGGTGATTGGACGTAAAAGCCACTTTTGGTGAGTCCTCAAAATCAATGATAACCTGATTTTCGTAAAGGTTTCGTACCGTCATTTTAGAGGTGGCCATAGGCATAAAATAGTGAAGATCCACATTCTTATGTAAGTCATCAAAGTAGATGACATCCGTGATACCCTTTTTTACCCCAGCAAACATCGTATCATCATCATCTTTCTTTACCTTCTGGCCATCCCTGAAGAAAACAGTGCGACACCACTCCAGCATTTCAAAAAACATAGATTTACCAGTACCTCCAAGGTGATTTCCAACATCACTGAGTTCAGTCTCCATACCATAGACCATATATCCGCGGGATTTTTCCTTGAATCTGTAAAGCAGGTATCCAATAGCGGCAACTTTAGAGATATAATGTAGATCATGTTCCTGTTTTTCTTGTTCCGTCAATGGAATTTTCATCTCCTGTTTACGCCAGAAAGTACGGCCAGTGTTGTAGACAAATTTTGACATGCAAAAATCAGGATCATTAATCTGCAGCGTGAAGCGTTCCAGGGGGTTGAAACGTTCAAAGGATCTTTTCTTGATCAAAAACTCAGAATCTTTCGGATCCAAATGATCAAAATCCTTTTTCGCCTGCAGATATTTTTCTGAATAGTTAATTTCAAAAGGAGCTGAAAGTTTGTGAAAATGAAAATCTTTGATCTTATCTGCATATACATACTTACCCACATTTTCAAGCTTCACCGTTTCAATACCTGACCTATTAACCCTGACAGCCGTATTTTCAAAAAACAGATAATCCTCTTCATCTGAAAAACTCTTCATATCCATCTGTATCCGGCTGATCTTCTCCAGGGAACCAATCTTAACCTGGTTAGACCGGTGAACAGCATTTATCAGTGAAATATTAAAATACTGCAGGTTATCTTTTAAGAATTGGACCAACATTGACCCAACATAAGGCTGCAGTTCTTCATCATTGATTTCTGTTACTATGTTTTGATCAATCTGTACATATGTGAACCCTTTTCTGGATTGCTCATTGGCGGCAGTATAAAGACCATTAGCATTCAAAAAACCATACAGCTGTTCATTATTGATATCATAACCGGTCAGGTCTCCTGTTTTCTTGTCATACTTTTCCATCCAGAAACAGAGTGAAAGAGAAGATCTTACGATTTGTTTGAAATAAAAAGTATTGTTTGGATGCTTCTGAGATCTATAGCAGTTGAAAAAGTCTTTGATATCCTTGCAGGGCTTTCCTTTGCGGTCACGAAAACGGGATAAATCAGATGGAAGATGTACAACCTTAACCCTGTCCAGAAATCGTAGTGCTATCTTATAAGCTTGTTTGATACCTGTTGTGTCTTGATCATAAAGGATGTATATATCTTTTGCAATTGGAGAAATCAAATTCTTAAAATCATAGTCCGTCAATTCAGCCGTTTCGCTATTTAGATAACAAACATGAAACCCCGCTGCATATGCATTTAAGGCATCAGACCCACCAGATACAAGTATAAGATTATCCATTCTTTCATCACCTTCCGGATCTTTAGGATCATAATAAGGAAGTTCTTTATTTCTGGCCTTTGCTATTAAACCAGCGGTCTTTGAATCAGCATGAATCCAATTATCCGGCTTTTCTCCAAAATATGAAAAACGATAGTCCTTGGATAGTGGTTGATATATTTTTCCCCAGGTACCGTAGTCATAAATAAAGATTGGGTAATCATCCGTGCCTTCAATCTTCCAGCTTTCACCTTTGGCATTTTTAGGAGAGATGTAAAAAGTTGCAGAAAAAAGATAGAATTCTTTCTCACAGATCTCAGCAGTGATATTTCGGCCAAGAACAAGCAGTTCAGCTTTGGTGAATGCTTTTTTCTCCCAGGTAAAAACATCCTGAGGTGTAACCTTACTCATGGTTGCAGAAGGTTCCCGGATACCATTCTTTTCATCCAGGATGATACCAGATTTCGAAGCAACAGTTTTTAAAGAATCGGCAAAAGGCATGTTTGTAAATTCCTTCACAAAATCAATGACATTTCCACCTTTTCCACATCCAAAACAATGCCACATCTTTTTGGATGAAGAAACCTTGAAGGAACCGGTCTTTTCCTCATGAAAAGGACAATTTGCTTCGAAGTCGCGGCCTTTACGTTTTAGTTGGATGAAATCACCGATTACATCAACGATCTCCGAGCGATCAAGTACTTCCTTTATTTGTAATTCTGATATCATAATTTTATGATTTTCAATTGAAATTTAGGTTTATGGACCTTTAGTGGTAAGAAATTACTGAGCTATCTTCTTCTCTAAAAAAGTGATGAAAGCACCTTTTATTCTGAGAAGCTGCATTTTTTCTGATGGGACATCCCCTATAAATTCAATGATTATTACTCCGGATGGAGTACTGTCTGAAATAGTAACGTCTTCAGCCGGGATGCGAAGATCCCTAAGATGATCAGCAAATGGTAGGACATATTCCTTCTCGAAAAAACAGCGTACTTTGGTGCGATTTGAACGGAAACCGATAATGCTGGATGTGATCTTAATTGATCTTTCCTTATTTGGATCTGAAATGGTATAGTTCATTTTATGAGCGATTAAAAGTTAGTTTAATAGTTTTGGTAAAGTCTCTTCTAAAAGGGTTAAAAGGTTTTCCTCTGTAGCTGTACTAATGATATTTAAGGCCATTCCTCCAAGACTATCATCATACCTGGCAATATGGCTGACATTCACAACCAAAGGAGAATCCTGGATCAAATCCGTAAAATTATGCTTAGGTATAGGATTGAAATTGAGAATGATATTGACACTTCCATTTCGTATTTTACCAATACTAGCCGTTAGTTCTCCGCATTTTGCAATCAAGATTTGTATCATAATAATTCTGATTTGATTCGTTTTAAAGTCAATTCCGCAAAATCCCCAACAGTTACAAAATGGGTATAGCTATTCCATGACCTGGTAATCTGGAATGTTACCGGCTGTATCTGTAATTCTTCCACACAGAAAGAATCTACATATGTTTTTAAAAAGTTTAAATTGCTGTCACTAATAGTCCGATGGCTGAGAGGAAGGAGGTGTTTAAAGATCCTTTCATCCTCTTTACTCATAGCCTCTTTTTTCAAGATTACGGATATAAAATAGACCCTGGACTCTTCTGATTTTGATTCCTTTTCCGGTGAAACTGTTGTTTGCTGATTAGACTTTTTTGAATCGAGTTCAAAATAACGATTAATTAACAATATGAAAAATAGTACAGTGAGGGCATTCACGCTGACTAGCGCAAGAGGACTTAATGTGATCATGATATTAGATTTAGGGGATTAAATCTGGTTATTTTCTAAAAACAGATTATCGCTTTTTCTTATTCGTTTTGAAACGCAATTATTGTCTGCCTGTTCTGGAAGTCCCATTCCTCAAAAGAATAATCCTTGGCTTTATACAGATCAGCCTTGGCTTCCTTCAGGCGTTTATCAGCAGATTGGAAATCACTCCGGACTGATTCGTACTTTTCAAGCTTCTCACTGATCATTTCCTGTTTAACGGCTAAGAATTCCGCTTGAGCAGCAAAATGACGGTAAAGGGCACGATAACATTCAATACGGTACTTTGCAACAGATTCCCTGGCATCTGGATTAACGTTCTTAGGATTGATGGTAAAAAGCCATCCAAAGACAAATTCAAGAGGCAAACAAGTCATTTCTCTGTCTTTTCCATCACCTCCAACTGTGGTGCTGAGCACCACAGTTGAACTCAAAAAATCATCATCTTTCAGCTTCTGAAATTGCGATTTATAATCAATTCCAAGCGCTTCACAAATTGGCCTGATAGGAACAAGTTTTTGGGAATTATCAGTCACCAACTGAATGGCAACATTATTGATCTTGGCAAGTGCTATTGTATTCATAAATGTTTGTTGCTTAATGCTATTTTAAATTGACCAGCTTATATTCATAACGATTGTATATGGATCTCTTTCAACATTAAAACCAAGCTTCTGTAAGTAATCAGAAACAACATCAAAAGTCTCTTTATCTTTTAACTCAACTTTTGTACTTGTTAAACCTTCAGATGCAGCTTTTCTAATAGCTTCATCGACCGTATTAAACTCATAAGAGATAGCTTTAGCTTCTTCAGCAGTAATCATATTAATTTGGCACATAGTCATTAATTTTATTAAGGTTGTTAGTAATACTTATTCGTTTTCAAACATTTTGTTTCTACTTGCATAGGAAATGAATTCCGAGAGAGAGTGAAGTCCCAGTTTAGCCAGAGAATTCCGTTTGTGCATTTTAACCGTCAGTATGCTGATAAAAAGCTTTTCAGCAATATCTTCCACCTTTGCAGACTCATAGTAAAGTTTCATGACCTGCATTTCCCGATCAGACAACTTCGTGTTGAACTTTGGTTGGCAGATGATTCCGCAATATTTGCATTCACCCCGGAGAGGGCAGCTCACAAATTCAAAATGGAAAATACCATTGTGGTCAATATCCTGAATATTGTCATACTTAATGAAATTGCACCTGATGAAACGATGCACAATTAAGTAATTGTAGTAATCCGGATTAAGCTTGCTTTTTGAATACTGATCGCAAAGAGCAGTGAAGGCTTCCGGATAGAATTCACAAATGGCATAAATCATGGCATTGGTAAACTCTTTGTTTGACTGATCATAAACCGTCACCGATTTATCGGATCCGGAAATCATGACTTCACCGGACGGAGTTCCATAAAACTCAAATTGCTTCAGTTCCATCTTCATTAAAATTTGGAAATAATTCTTCAATTGTAAGACCGGTCAATTCAGCCAGTTTTTCGCGCTTCAGCTTTTCAGGTACGATCTTTACTTTAGGATCATCAGAAAGCCATCTAAATACGGTCATCACAGATACGCCACATTCGCGGGCAATTAATTCCCGGAATTCTTTTTGCGGAGTGGACTTCTTTCCAAGGTCTTTGTAATACTCTTTTAATGTCATTTTATTAAAAATTAAATGATTAGGGTAGTTATTAAATGTTATTTACTAAATTTGTCGTGTTACATATTACTAACATGGTACAAATATATAGTAATGATTGATACTATCCAAATAATTTTGAGCATTTCTCAATTTATTTTTAAAATAATTTTCATATGACTGTGCAAGAGAGACTTAAGACATATATTAAATATAAAAAAATGTCGGTACGCAGCTTTGAAATAAAATGTGGATTGTCGACAAGCTATATAAGCAATATTAGAATATCAATTCAACCTGATAAAGTGAATAGCATATCTAAACACTTTCCAGATCTTAATACAGGATGGTTATTGACAGGAGAAGGCGAAATGTTGAAAACAACAAATAATAATTCATCATCAAACAAACCTTTTTCCGATCGAGAAATATCAAATGGTATTCACATACCACTTTTACCAGTTAGCGCGCAAGCCGGATCATTGAATGACTTTGTTATGTCCATAAAGAAAAACGAATGCGAAATCATAATATCACCAATCGTAGGAGCTGATTATGCCATTTCAATTGCAGGTAATAGCATGGCTCCAGAATATCCATCTGGATCCAAGATATTAATCAAGAAAATTAATGAGAGTGCTTTTATTGAATGGGGAAAGGTTTATGTACTTGATACAGTAAATGGAACAATAGTTAAGCAAGTTAGACCTTCAGAAAAAGAAAACTATCTAAAGTGTGTATCTATTAATCCGGATCAAGAGACTTATGCACCTTTTGAAGTAGATTCAAGATATATAATTGGTATGTATAGAGTTCTAATGTGCATGTCTATTAAATAGATTTGCTATTTAGAAGTAATTAGAAGAATCTAGTAATTGTTAGAGATGAATATTTTCAACAAGTAATTATAATAGAAAATCTAATACCCACAATCATGAAAATTTCAAACATGACAACAGACTTAGCTTTATTAATGAAAGATTCAGAATATCAGGTCTTCTTAAATCTTTCAAGTGCAAAAAATTCAATTGATCAAGTTTTTGGAGAAGGTTATGCTGAAAACCATCCTGATTTAGTTGGATCTTATATGGTTGCTGTATCAAATAACTTTTGTGGATCAACTTTGACAAAAACTTTTTATGATTTAGGAGAGAAGTTGGAAGATGCCATTATATCATTACAACCTTAATGAAAACATTAAAATGTAATAGATATCCGTTCACACTTAGGTATGAACAGACTCTTATGAAAACTAGTCCGACAAAACGGTCTTTATCAGTCTTTGCAAAAGAACTTGGGATCAAACTCATTTTTGTTGATATTCCAGATAATGAAACCTATATAGTTTATAATACCATGGAAAATTTTCCTATGGGTTTATTACATGGCATGGTGCAAGTTTATGCAAATCAGTTTGATCACAAATCCGTTATTGAAAGTGGTTTTTTTATAGATCTAATGGAAGAAATAAGCGATGGAGAAAAATGAATATTGGAAAGATATGTTTGATAAACTCCTCGAGATTTCATCCAGGAAGATTGCAGACCTGGAGACAGAAAAAGAAAAAATTGAAACAAAATTATCAGAATCAACACTTAAGGAATATTTACTAAATCAGAAAAATACAAAAATATAGACTTTAAATAACTATTTAGAGTAAAACATTAATAATACGGCCATGGAAGACGTAATTAGAGACACAAGACAGATTGAGAAATACCAGAAAATTGAAATTCTAAACCTAGTATTATCACCGGTTAGTAATCATATACCCGAGAAATACGCAGAGTACTTTAAATCTATATATGATCAAGGAATTGAAATTAATACCTGGAGTGATAGATTTATTAGAATCAAAACAATTCATGGTGTGGGTACAGATAATATACATGGGGAATTGGTGAGCTTTACAAAGCTAAATCCAGATCTACCAGCATACAATGCAAAAACAAACGATTTAGAAAGAAGGGAATATGATGAAAATATTGGGCCAAATGCAAGAACCGCAAAATATTATTTTATCCCTAGCGCCCACAGGATAGTCTTACATCATAATGGGAAAATATCAGTTATGCAGATAATGCGTTTTCTTGAAGAAGCATTTCAAAATATATTAAGTCCAAATGAAGATATAACAATAAATAGCGAGAAAACGAGTGAAGACATTGAACGTATTATATCTGCAGATGGAGTTTACACCGTATTTGTAAGAGTATCATATTCTAATAACGACAATGACGAAGATTGGGCTGCAGAAATAAATGAGCAATATCAGGAAATGGGCGCCAAAATAATTGAGACAAATTATAAATGCGCAAAGAATAATGCGATGAAAATAAACAAATCAAGCATTATTGCTGGACAATTAGAATTAAGCCAATCAAATGGATTTGCTGAAGCAAAATTCATGGAAAATGGTAAGGTTGTTAAAATAAACACAGCAGATCACCCTAGGATAGAACAAGTCAGATACATTGATGATTTGACTACTCAAATTAGGCTAAAGGTCCTTAATCTATTTAAAAGAGACACAAAAAGTAGTTAATTTTCTGCTGGATCTTTTTCGTGAGTCTTATATTCAATTTCCTGTATGTTCTTTATAAAATTGAGAGAATGAACATACTGCCCAAAATTAAAGACATTTATTACAATATCTTTTATTGCAAATAATGCGTATGACATACATAACACAAGAAACCAGATAGTTATAATATTAAAAAAGCATATAATATCTTCAGGTAAATCTGTAGTAAGTTTTAGTTTAACTATGAATAAAACAATAAAACCAATTAGCCCAATAAAGACTAAAGAAATTAAGACAAAGGCAAATGTTGAATTTACTTTTTGAAAAAGAGAGATTGAATCATCATCATTCTTTTTAGACATTTTTTGCACTGTATCAGTACCGGTTAAACCAATTATTAATGCATACCCAGTAAGAATAAAACCCAGAATAGTTGGTACCGATGAAAGAATTCTATCACTTAAGAAACTAATTATTATTATGAAATTTTCTTCTGAGAATGCCACGTAAGTTGTAAGAATTAAAGAAATAAGTAATGGCCACCTTAATGATTTCCAATAGTTTCTTTTCGGATAAAGGCAGATTAAGCCCTTGGTTCCTACAGCTGTAATGATTTTATGTGAAGGATTCATGGCATAATTAATAATTAGTTTTAGCAAAGATAGCATATAAATGAAAATATAAAAGTTTCTTATTTTAAACAAAATATTTATTGATCAACTAAAAAAAGACTAAAATAGATTCTTATTGATTTATAGACGAAATAGACTTCTATAGTTTATTATAAGTGACGCAGTTATGTTTGATGTTAAACTCCCTCCATCTCCACTAAACTAAACTCAAACCACTTATAATCAGCAGATTATAGGTGGTTTGACGGTTTAAAGACCATGAAAATAAAAGTCTATTTTTTATAATACATTAGCATTCAGAGCCTTACTGATTTAATAGATTGAAATAGACTAAAAAAGACACAAATTATGGGACGTAGAGAAACGGTTATAATCAAGCCTCACCTGAATAATTGCAAAGGTGATCTTACTCAGAAATGGTTTGTTGAATGGAAATGGCGTATTCCTGGCATTCCAGATATGCAGCGCCGGCGCCATTATAAAGGATTAGTCCCTCCAGCCACAATGGAGCAAAGGAATGCTGAAGCCAATCGCATAATAAAGGAAGTGAACGAATGGTTTGCCAAAGGTGAGCATCTGAATGGAGGCCCAAGAATTATTTATGCAGATGAAATACAATATAGTCAGGAAGCTAAATTGTACGGAGAGAAGAAAAAAAGTGTCATTACATCCAGAACTTACCTGAGCGAATTCCTGATACATGTAAAAAGCCAGGTAAACTCAAAATCCTATGAATCCTATCAATCAAAAATGAGAGTCTTCAATGCATGGCTGGAAAAAAATCATATTTCTGAAATAGCTGTTGCATACATCACCAGGGAACATGTAATTAAATTCCTCAAATATTTAGCTGATGAAAGGAATCTAAGCCGGGCATCTGTGGATAAATATCAACAGATCCTTCATGCCTTTTTTAGATACAATGAGGAAGAAAAAAAAGTGATAACCTCCAATCCAATTAAAAAAATGCCAAAATTGGGTAAAGTTGTAGACCAGGCTCCCCTACCCATGCAAACAGATGTAGTTTTAAAACTAAGCGAATTAATAAAAAAAGAGGATCAACAATTATGGCTTGCCTGTCAAATACAGTATTACTGTGCAATAAGACCTGGTGTAGAATTACGACTCATGAAAATCCAGTGGCTTGACTTGGAAAGAGGCATCATTAGAATCCCGGCACCGGAAGCAAAGAATAATAAAACTCAGAATGTAAAGATACCAACCGTTTTAATTGATGACATGAAAAATGTTTATCAACTACATACCATTCAAAACAAAGACCTATTTGTTTTTGGGAAGGATGGTAGACCTGGGCCAGAACACCTTGGAAAGAATACATTAACTACCCGATTTAACAAGTTTAGGGATAAACTTGGATTAAGTCAGCAATATAAATTCTATTCCTGGAAACATACAGGTGCGGTGAATGCCAGTGATCAAGGAATGAATCCGTATGATCTAAAAAACCATTTACGACATTCATCCCTTGAAGTGACAGAAAAATATTTAGCTAAAAGACGTGGAAATGAAGAAAGAGACATAGATCCATTCTTCAAAAAGATTTAAGTCAATGGATAAAAATACCCTGTAATAACTGGATACATTCCATCTGAAGTAAAACTTCGCTCCAACTTAGCACATAAATATTCACGGTAATTAATTAAAAATATTGATTTTATATCCCATCGACTGGAATCACAGAAATTGAATTTATAAGTCTTTTCTGTATTTATTTCTTTAGTCAGACTATAAATATTTTCATTCATCCATGATAGTCTAAATGGGTTCTTATCTTGAAAAAAATAGGATAAAGTACTGGCATCTTTAAAATAGTCAGCAAGTGATTCAACAAAACCAAATGGGAAAATTATATCTGACTGCCCATAATTAAAACTTTCAATTGTTACTGTTCCAAGTGAGCCACCTCCAGTTTGCGCAAAACTATGCGGAGTGCTAGTCTTACGACCATTATATATAGCTAACCTCAATTTGGAAGTCATTTTTTTCTCCGTGATAGAATCAGCCCCAGTGATGAGACCCTGTATAGTGAAAATATTCTCAGAAGATTCATCCTCAAAGAAAAAAGGATCTGCATATTCAGCTATTGGGTATTGCCAGTATAATTTATAAGACATTGAATAATTCTGAGTATCGAAAACCGTTATTGTTTTTTCTACGGATTTCATGGATGCCGGTATGATATTCAGTTCAATATCTATACTTTCATTATTCTCCGGATTATTCATAAGGTTACAAAAGCTATCGACATTTTTTGGCAGATCTAAAGTACCATCATTAATGGCAATATATTTACTGTCATTGAACCCATATTCCGAGTCAGGATTAGCTTCAAACAGTTTATTAAATCTATTAATATCGCTTGTATCTTGTACTTTAGAAAGTAGATCCAACTCAGGAGCTAAATCATTAAGCTGTTCGACTGTTGCAGCCTTTTTAATAGAATCTTCAATCTTATTGTACTTATAATATTCATCACCATCAAGCGAATAACCAATATTTACGTTCTGGTGACTTAATTTATTTTCAGAATTAATTTCACATGTGAATACGTCAAATACATTAAGTTTTTTTTGAGTGGCAACTGTCAAATAATGATGATTGAATAAAATATCAACTGTTTTATCTTCTCTAATTATTACAGTACAATCAAAGGTTTTTTCAATCTCCTGAAAAAAATCTTTAACGGTCCAATCAGGCAGCATCTCTGCAAATTTTAATGTATCATAGCCATGAACAATATAATAAAATTTAAAAACATCATGACTATCAATCATATTAGTTCCTATCGTATATCCAAGACTGGTTAGTATTTGTTTTAGGATAAAACATAAATATGGCTGTGGCCGATAGTTGGTATATTTTACCGTTTTATCTGATGAATTTTTGAAAGTGTGTACACCGTCATAAGCATAAGCTAACGGACCAACAACAAGAGTTGTATTATTGTTGACCTTATACCAATTGCTATTTATACTATAATATTCATTACCAATAAATTCATTATCATTATTTGCAAATGGAATCAAAAGCCAATCATTATCTGGATATGGTTTATCAAGATTCGTAATGATGGAGGCAGCCGTAATGACTGCAGATCCAAGATTTAAAGTTCTTACCTTTAAATCGCCACCAATTAGATAGTTCAATTCTGAGTTACATGATACCAACTGTATTGATACTTCAGCTGCATTGATTTCCAATATAACTTCAGTTCCATTTAACCAAACAATATTATCTATTATCAATACCGCAGACCGCTTTTTAATAAGGTCTGCAGTATTATTTAGCCGATTGTAATGCTTATAAATCTTTGCATTAATCGTGCTATCCAACGACAATTTTACATCATAGGTATATTGACCATTCTTTGTAAAAAAAGGGTTTTCTTCAGTAATTGCAATTTTGAAGTTTTCTGGCAATACAACACGCTGTTTATCAATAAATAGTTCTGTCATCTGGATGCATTATTAATAAGTTTATCATAAGTATCAAGACCTTTTTTTATACCATCATCACCAGCTATATGAACAGATGCCTTTATTGGAGATTCAAGCTGCTTTGAAAGCAAAGTAAGCACTGTAACCAATAGATCATAAGATCCAGACGTGTTGTTGTTTTCGACTGAAGAAGCCGGTGATGTCTTTGTATATCCTCCGGATGAATATCCACTAGTCGGTAACTGCAATGCGTTGGCCAGATCCTTTTTTGATAAACTGGAAACAGTATTATTTCTTTGTGCATAATCAACCATATCAAATAAAGGACGAAGCGTACTGTTTGAGGTAGCAAATCGGTTTGCAACAAATTCATTGGAGTGTACAACTCCCTGCGCTTCATCCCATTTACCATCTTTGGTAAAACCACCATCATAATATTGAGACATGGCTGCCTGATGTTGCTTGGTTATTGTAGCAACGTTCAACATACCAGCGGCAACGGCAACACCTGCAGCTATTGGTGCCAATGCTGGGCCAATTCCAAGAATAGCAGCTGTTGAAGCATAAGCCGAGATGGCCGATTGTGCCGTACTTGCCAAAGCCTGAGCAATCTGAATTTTAAACGACCTGTTTTCAGCCTTTTTATTGGCAGCATTTAGCTCTTTATCACGGCGTTTCTCTATGGCTGTTTTTGCAGATTCACTGTTTCCTGCAGCTTCTATTTCGGCATCGTATTTGGCATTTATCTTGGATGTTTCGGCATCCGTCAAAGCTTGAGCATAAGAAGATCCTGCAGAAAGCAACATTTGCATTGATTCCAGTCCAAACTGGACAGCAGCAATCATTGTTTCCTGATCCTTTTTTTTCTTATCCTGCTCCAGCAAAGCATATTTATCAGTGATAACCTTTTTGGCTATCTCATAAGCTTCAGTGTTACGAAGATCTTCAGCAAAACACTGATTAAGAAAATCAAGTTCCGCCTGTTTAGCAGACTTTAAATCCTCAATTTTTGATTTTGGCTTATTTGGTGATGTTCCTTGACCTAAATCAGCATTACTCTCCAGTAATTCTTTTTGTTTCTCCAGAGACTGTTTCTTTAGTTCCAGGAGTTGATCTTCAGTCAGACCATTGATCTGCATTTTCTTAGTCAGGTAGGCTAAATCCAAAACCAACAATTCGTTTTTGTACTGGCGCTCAGACATAAGACCTTTAGAATATTTTTCAGATAAGACTATTTCTTCAGCTGCCTGATCTTCATTAAACTTCTTTACCTGCGTATTTGCAAGCCTATTTTCAGGCCTGTTACCTTCACGCTTTATCTTCTCCATATTGTCAATATGAGTCTGTTCAAGCAGCTCCAATGCTTTTAACTGGTCTTCAGTCATAGTAGTTCTTTCGACACCAAATAAATGCAGATCACGAAGTTTATTTTCATATGCTTGAAGCTCTGCTTTCTCCGGATCTGCATCCAAAAGAAGCTTTTCAAGGGCTTTCTTCTGGTCTATTTTGCGGTCCATTGCCTTCTCATCAATTTCGGCAATTTGTTTGCTGATATCGGCCTTAATAGTTGTATCTGTTGTCGTTTTCAGTAATTCCTCAAGCTTTTGTTTTTTAGCAGTATCGTAATCATCCTGTTGTTTCAAAAGTGCTGCAGAATATTCAGAATCAGACTTGAGATCTCCATCATAATATGATTTCTTTATAGTTGAAAGATTTTTAAGGTTATTTTCTTCCAGCTTAGTCATACTATCATTTACAGTCTTACGCTGCTTTGATACTTTTGGATCTTCACCACCACCTGGTTCTGTTTTAACCTGAGCAATCCATTTACCACCTTTAGCAATATAGGTGATGCCATTTTCAACTTTTGTCTGGCCATCTATAAGCTCTACAACAGGAGCTGAAACAGAAAGTGATGCCTCCATGTCACGTATTTCAGTTTCCATAGAGACAATAGTACTCTTCAACATTTCGAGCGCATTGGCTTTATCTTTAGCAATAAGATAGAATGCAGCTTTAGCACCAGCAGATAAATTTGGATTTGTTGTTGCATTTTCGTTAAGCTTTTCAGCTTCACGCTTTTTATCCTCTAGATCTACCTGCTTTTTTATCAATGCAAGCTGTTTGTCCCTTGTAGCCTCTAACCTTATTTGCTGTTTAAATTTCAAAAGGTAATTATCAATAGAGACGGTGTTGCTATCAATTAATTTTCCTTCAGCAGTTAGTTGACCATGATATTCAGGAACAATAGATTTAAGCTCCAATAATTTTTTACGCTTCTCATCAAGAGATAGGTTCTCATTATTGAGTGATTTTACCAAACCTTCAACTTTAACTTTCTGATCAATATACTGATCAGAAATATCCTTTTCAATTTGTTTATGAGTTGTTTCAAGCGAATACAACTTGGCTCTCTTAACAAGTAAATATCCAATCGCTGCCACAAGTGCTAAAACACCTGTCGCAATTAATGCCGCGGGATTTAAAGCACTCACGGCATTGAATTCAGCCATGGCAATTTTAGCTTTCTTTAAATTACCGGTTAACAAGTATTTTGCAGCGGAAAGAAGTGAAGTGGCAGCAACATAAACTTTTGACATTAAGGATCCTTTAGCCAATTCCACAGAATAGAGTTTTTCAGCTGCAGCAGCACGGATTGTATTTCCAGTCGCGATAGCTTCAGCGCTGGCCTTTGCCAAAGTATTTAGCTTAGCGATTGTCATGACGCCATTTCCAATGGCCTGAATTGTATTTAAAGTTTTCTGTGCAACCGTGTATGCAGCAATAGCGCTTACTACTGTTATAATTGCTCCGGAATGGCTAATAAGGAATGAAGTTCCAGAAAGTAAAATCTTACCTAAACCAATTCCAGAATTTTGAACTTGTAAATATGCAGGTGCCAATTTTTCACCAAGTGAAACAGTAAGTTCCCATAACGCATTTTTATTTTTCTGTATTCTGGCAGTTAACGTATTATTGGCAATATTATATTCTTTTATAACGGAGGTTCCTTCAGTAAATGCAATAGCAGCATTTACCTGTTCAGATCTAACCTGATCTACATTATTGGCAAGTACGGATAACACTTGAGAGGCACGAACTCCGTCTAACTGCATATCCGCAAACATTGGCGCAAGTTGATCAAATCCACCTTTACTGTTTAATGTAGTAAGTAATGTCAGAATAGCTTCATTGGCATCCGTTTTCAGTAGTTTAGCGAATTCTTTTACATTCAAACCAGCTATTTTTGCAAATTTTGACGGATCCTGAAAAATCTTGGAGATCACACCATTGAGCGCTGTAGAAGATACTTCCACATTCTGAGCATTTTGATCTAGAACAGAAGCATAACCAAGGATTATTGGAATATCAAGTTTGGCTTGTACACCAATACCAGCCATCCTATTTAAAAATTCTACAAGATATGGCTCAGAAGCAGCAGAACTTTGTCCAATTTGATTGACTGCAGAACCAATTCCAAGCATGGCATTTTTAAGCCCCATCTTTTCAGAATCGCCAAACATATTAGAAAGCTTTCCTATCTGTGTAATAGCTCCTTCTCCTAAATCTTCACCAAGTGAAACTTTTATAACATTCCCAGCTTCAGCAAAATCAAGTAGATTTTGAACACCTTTAATACCAAGCTTTCCAGCTTCAGACTCCAAATCATTGAGTGCTATTCGAGTTGTTTTAGTATCAAATTTTTTCAATTCTTCATTGAGAAGATTTACTTCTTCAGGAGTTAGGCTGGTATATTTTCGAACGCCTGATTTTGCTTCATCTAACTCAGCATATTTACTGGTAAGTTTTTCTACCCCCATAATCGCTGCAACTACTGCAGCAGCCCCATACTTCACTTTATTGAAAAAATTCTCAACCCCGGATGATAGACTTGAAAAACTGAATGCTGAATTTTTCTTTTTATCATAATCAATAGCAGCATTAGTCATCTGACGATACTCTTTGGTAATATTAGCCTGGTTTTGTTTATGATCCTGTAAAATTGCATCCAAACGACCAATCTTCATTCCCAAACGAGTATAGTCTTCACCTCCAAGAGTGAATTTCTTTTGCTCATTGGTAAGTTTTGTCATCTCATCCTTGATACCTTTAACGGAATTAAGAACCTTATTCCCGTCTATATAAAGTGAGATCCCTCTCCTTGCAATTTTGTCAGCCATTTTTCTTCTTTGTTATAGTTGATTTATCTATCTGAGCCAAAACGCTTTTCATGGCAGCGTCACCATAAAACTCCTGAGCGATATCGGCCAAAGCTTTTATTCCTGTCCGGATCTCCACGTCAAACCAATCAATAGGCTTACGTTCTACTTGTCCAGCTTCATTTTTAGCAAGCACCTTATAGTTTTTCAGTTCCTTATTTTTATAGCCTTTTTGCTTCATCCGGGCACTTTCAAAATCCATCAGCCTCCGTCCTTTTACCGTTGCATTCCCTACACGGACATAACCACGGCCAACGCCATAATGCAAAAAAACTCCATGACGTTCAAACTGGAAACGGATCCGCTGAACAATACCGCTGTTAGCACGGAATGAAGCAGCAAGCGAAGACTTTAAATGTTTTGAGGTGCGTCCTTTCCAGTCTTTTTCTCCATGCTTAACAGCAGTTTCCAAACGCCTGGCTGAACCTGTCTTAACCTTGGCAGTCCAACTCTTTACAGCCTGATTAAATTCGGCTTCAGTCATCAAGAGGGTATCTTCAGCCATGTTCTTAATTATTATTTCTTTGTTGTTTCTTCAGCATGACCTTGAGCAAGTAACCCAACGAACAAAAATGCTGCAATTGCACCCGCAAAAGTTTTTCCCCAACCATTCAAATCAACACCGGGCAAAGCTCCTATTGTTGTCCAGGTTGCACCAAGAGCTGTAGAAATTAGCAGGCATTTCTTTTGAAGAGACTTCCATTCTTTTGGAGTAACAGTGATGAATTTTTTCCACCACTTTTTTAAATTCTTTTTCATGATCGTGGTCTTTTATCTGTTACTCAAAGCACGTTTAACCCACCCGAAAAAGTATTTTTTATTGACCGGTCTTGAATTGCAGATAGAAACATAAAATTCAATTTGGTTCAGGGCAAAGGCATTTTTATAGTCCTGTTTCTGGGTCCTCATTTTATAGAAATAAATGCTATCATTCAATGCCTGTATTTTTATGTCACGTTCATAGACGGCCAATTCAAGCGATTTAATTGCTGCAGAATCAGGAACAGACACTTTTACCATAATGGTATCGTGAATTGAAGGATGAGCCGTAGAAAGCGGGATAAACCGGCAAGAAATCATCAGTGAAACAAATAGAATCACGGTGGAAGCGATGATGAAAGGCCAGAGAATGTATTTCCTTCCATTCCTGGATGAAGTATTATTTTTCATGATAAAGCATTTAATCGGTTTAATAATTCTTGAGTCATGTGGCCAGTCTGCATCAAACCAAAAGATTCCTGCGATATTTTTAAAGATCGTGATACTCCTGTGTTGACAGCTGTATCATAAAGCTGATCAGCTACGTCTTGGCTGTTTATCTCATCACCCTTAATCGGATTCCAGTAGTCACGCACATAACCGGCATAAACCAGTTTCTGAAGGTGATCATCATTTTCCAAACAAGCAGGAAAATCCTTACGGCTCTTATAACTGTCAATGACTGCCCATCCCGTCCAGGCTGGACTCTTTTTCCGCGCCCACCCCTTGTAAGTTTCACCACCAGCATCGTCCGGATCATTGGTATAGTACTTACCTGGAAGACATTCGTTTTTCAGAGTCTTTTTGTGAGCAATGATGAATTTAGCCATGGTTTTCTTGCTTTTCTTGGTTTAGATATTCCTGAAAATGTGGCAGTCTCGTTATCCAATCAAGCGATACAACTAAGTATAGATATCTGAAGAATCTGGCAACCGGTGATTCTCCTGGTAAAAGCCGGCAAATGTTTTTCAGTATGTTCACAACATAAAAAGCTACCAACGCCCATGAGATAACATTTAACCCCTTTAGCATCTCATCACCTTCATTCTGTAGTTTACCAATTAAAAACATAAATAGCGTGATAAAAAGATAAATAGCAACTTCAAAGAGTGCCCGCATAAACTTCTTCCACACTAGGTTTTCCATATTAATCATTCTTCCGGATAAGTATCCAAAAAGCACATTTACACCCCATAGAATCAAGGCTACTTCCCACAGGTAGTGTATTGGAGCAAAAAATAGGAAGGAAGCAGCAATCCACCCAGTTATGCTCAGGTAGATTGACTTTATAACGGTTATGCAGGTTTCCATGGTTATAATAATTTTTAATATTAAAATGCAAATGACACATCCCGGGCTTCTCCCCCTGCTCCAATTCGAAATATTTTGCCTGATCCTGTTACAGGATTGATAGTTAATACATCAAATAAACATTGTTTCGTTTTGTCAAATGTCGTCTCCACTGCACCTACAGGCTTCTCGCTTCCAGCCGTTGAATAACCTTGTCGCACAATATAATTGACGCCATTTCTTACGACTTTATTATCATAATGAGAATCTCCTGAAAGTACACAAGCAAGTTTTGCTGAAACTGGAACTGCTGTAAAATTCCAATTAATACCCGTGATAGCGTTTGTGCCTGATG